TGCCTGGATTTTCTATTTCATTGACCTTCTTTTGTAGATCAACTAACTTGTCTGCCACGTCACCAACATGCTTTATGAGTTGTCCTGCAACTTCATATGCTCTTGGTTGATCAGACTCCTGTGCAAGTTCTAAAATACCATCTACTGCTTCTTGTCCTTTATCAATTAGTGTGTACAAGTTGCCTCTGGTATATTCATAATCTTTTTTAAGTTGTTGTTTATCTGATATATCTGCACTAGGTTCCACCTTCTTAATAGAAGTGTCTGTCTGCATAATTTCAGTCTTGACATCGAGGGCATCCTCGATACCAGCAAACTTACTCGTCTGCTCCTGTGGTTGGGTTTCTTGATTTTCCATCAGTAAACTCACTATAAAGTTCGTTGAATCCAAAGTCGTCATCGGAATCTAACAATGCATGATCTGCACTTGTTATGATGAATACATTTGAACTCGCTACATGTGCTGCTATGGTTGAATTATTGAACGCACGAGCAACATAGACCTTGGTGCCATCAATTTTTGTGACACGCATCACCTCACTATCTATCTGAATGTCATCTTTCAATGATATTCCAGACGCATCTGTTACATTTATAATGCCATCATTATCATCTATATCTGCTGATACAGTTGTGACTGCATTGTTATCTCTTTCAACAAGAGATCTAGGTGTAGCAACATAACGTACCTCTCTTGGCGCAGTTCTAACTGAGTCAGTAGAGTAGTCGATAATAGTTTTCTTAATAAGTTCACCAGACTTATCAACTACTGGACCATACATGTATGTCTTAGCAATGAATTGCAATGTATATATTAACGTTCTTCTGGTATCGTAGTCTCCTTCGTACTCGTCTCCGTAATCAATACTTGTTAATGTTACAGGATAATCTTTTACCTCTCCTAATTCTGGTACAAGATTCATTGTAATATTGAAACTTGGTTGGAAGAATGGAAGTATCTGTTCTAGTATTTGTAGAGCATCATCTTGGTTCTTACTTAATATTGCTAACTCAAAATTAATATTGTAAGGAACAGGCATGAATCCTTTGTTCTCTTTGTTGCCTGTTGTGTGTCTGATATATTGTGTTGGTGATACCTTTCTAGTAGGATCATAATTAATACCTTGTATCTCAAATGATATTCTAGGTAATGTAATCTGTACCTGATCCTGTGTAGTTAAGTCACCTAACTGACGTAAACGTGCTAAGAACTTTGCCTTTGGTCCATAAGCAAGGGGCACTTTCATGACCTCTGTCTTAGAACCAGACACACGTCTGATTTCTATGTTGTTAAATAACGTACCAAATCCTACAACGGTCTTCTTTATTATACCGTTGTAATTATATGAACCAAGCATTAGATAGAACCTCCACTATTTCCAAATTCACCGAATGGATTGCCCTGTGTAAAGTCAAGTATACCATCGGCAGACGTCTCAATAGACGCATTGATATCAAATTCGGAGTTAGTATTATTTAGTGTATTATATGATGCAGTTGTGAACGATGCACTAGATGTGCCACCAGTGATAGTTTCTGGGACCGTGAAGGTGCCTGATCTGTTAATCACTATCAAAGTATTAGTTGAACTATCAAATGACTTAACCTCAGCAGTAACATTAGATGTACCACCAGTTACAGTTTCACCAGCAGTGAATGTTCCAGATCCACCAGCAACTAGACCAACTGTAATAGCATTGGCAAAGTTCTGTTCTAATGCATCTACTGCTGCCACACCAGTATCGATATCCTCGTCGCTGTACTCGAACAACTCACAGCGTAAACCCCAAACATAGTTCTTACCAAACTGATAGAAAGGTTGTTCGTGCTCTACAAACTGTATCTCAAAAGTTTTATTTGCCATAGGCAAATGTATTAGGTCACCTTCGTTAGGTCTACCCTCTACAATTAAAGTTGCATTATCGTCTACTGCTGCTGTGAATCTTGATCGAGATATAACAAAGGTGATTTGGTCTTGAATTCTGACTCCAAACTTAGAGAAAATATCACCGTCGCCCCTAAAACCACCAGCATCTTCAATGTACGCTTCAATTAAGTGTGCTCCTTCAAACTTAGAGAGGGTATCCTCCCCGAAGACACTATCTTCTTTAACAAGTGTTCTCGGGATATAGTAGACGTCCTTGCCGAACATTTTAATTTGCTCTGTGACAAGAGACTCTTGCAAATCTTGCTCTCCTGTTGTACCTTGGGTAAAGTAACTGTTAGTTGCCATATCATCCTATCATGTCTAGTGGTGGAGTTTCCCATGTGGTGCGAAGTTGCTCATCAAGGATCTTTAATTCCTCGACTGCATCATTATAAATCATCTCTCCGTTAAGAGTGATACCACCTGGCATTTGAACGCTAGTAAATTTAGTAAGGTTTGTTCCCCATTGTTTCTTAATCTTTGCAGTAGCATAATCCTTTAACCACATCTGATTATAGATCTCAGTCCATGTGTCAGGTTGTAATGCTCTCCAACATTTGATAACAATAAACTGATCTTCTAATGCATCTTGTGACCAGTCAAAATCTAAGTAAACTTTATCTTGTACTGCTTGATATCTTACTGGGTGCATACCTTCTAGTATGAAATCAATAGTCTCTAAGTGTTGTTGTATCATATAGTAATGATAGAACTGTGTAGATGTAAAATCATACAAGTCATTCAAACGCATTTGATATCTAATATCAAACATGTTTCTAGTACCTTTGTCTGTAAATTTAAAGATACCTTCAATAGCAGTTATGTGCTCTGGTACAGGAACGAATGCAGATTGTTCTAACCACTCAGTAGTACCATCAGTTGCTAGTGAAGTTGTGTTTGACTTACCAGCAGTGATCTCATCAGCAGTAAACTTATGCTTTAAGTAAACTCTCTCTGCACCTTCATAGTGATACTGTTGAAATTTCTGTACAGCATAATCAATCGCATCATCAACTTGATCGTCTGACACGTTAACTTCTAATACTGGTTTGCCGAGTCTACGGAGACAGTATTCTTTAAAAGTTGCTTTTGAGGTTGGGATTGCCATTTAATTATAGAGCAGCGATTCTAGATTGGAAGTCAGCAAAGTCAGTAGACAATGCAGTAACAGACTTTAATGTAGATAATGTAATTGTTTCTGCCTGCAATGCAGATGCAGCAAGAGCACCTTGTGCAGCAGTAGCGTATGCAGTTGATGCAGTCGCAGCAGCAGTGCCTAGTGTAGGTTTACCAGATAGGTCATTGTATGCTCCACTGGTTGCCACAGTTGCCAAGTCACCTGGTTGTGTAGCAGATGCAGCAAGTGTACCCTGTGCAGCAGTAGCATAATCAGTTGATGCTGTTGCAGCAGCACTTCCTAATGTTGGTTTGCCAGTTAGATCATTATATGCACCAGAGAATAATGTTGGTTTACCAGATAAGTCATTGTATGCCCCAGAGAATACTGTTGGCAATGTGACACTCATCACACCAGTTGAAGCATTATATGATAAGTCTCCACCAGCACTGATTGCTCCACGAGCACGAGCAGTTGTGTGATAAAGATTAGTTCCTTCTGATAGATCGCTTGTAGATGCAGCAGCAATTCTTGCATCTGCTCTTGCATTAGTGAAGTATAGATTGGTTCCTTCTGATAGGTCACTTGTAGATGCAGCAGCGATTCTAGCGTCTGCCCTAGCATTAGTGAAGTATAGATTAGTAGATCCTTCTGATAAATCATCTGTGTCAGCAGCAGCGATTCTAGCATCTGCCCTTGCATCAGCACGAGCGTTAGTGAAGTAGAGGTTAGTGCCCTCTGCTAAATCTGCTGTATCATGATTAGAAAGAGAAGCAATAGTTGTTGGTGTTGTATATGAGAATACACCAGTAGAAGCATTATATGCTAGATCACCACCAGCACTCAAATGTCCACGAGTTCTAGCAGCAGTGATGAATAGATTTGTTGATCCTTCTACAATATTATCTGTATTAAACTCTGTGAAGTCAACTGCGATAGTGGCAGATGTAAGTTTAATACCTGTACCATATGTGAAGTGAGTTCTTGTTCTAGCAGCAGTTGTGAATAGATTAGTGCTACCCTCAGTAATATTATCAGTGTTGATATCTGCCTGAGTTGCACTCAATGTTAAGATATTTCCTGCATCATCGTAAGTAGCAGTAATACCTGTACCACCTGTGATTAGAGCGTTAACTCTGTCATCAACTCTTTCGTTAGTGAAGTATAGATTAGAAGAACCTTCTGTAAGAGCATCAGTGTCATGGTTCGCGATACTACCAACCTGTGCTTGTCCGTAAGTAATAGCACCAGTGATAGTCAAGTTACCTTGAACTTCAAAGTCAGTTGTTGATCGGAAGTTTGTAACAGTAAGTCTGTTAGAAGATGGATTATATCTTAGGTTAGTAGAGTCAGTTCTTATCTCAGTGTTTCCAGATGTTGCAGAAACAAATGTTGGGAAGAAGTCTAAGTTAGTAGATGCTGTCTCAGTTACATCAACTAATGATGCAGTATCTGCGTTACCTGTCAACGCACCAGTTACGTTACCAGTGATCTGACCTGTGACTCCAAGTGTCCCACCGATAGTTGTGTTGTTTGTGACATCAAGAGCACCAAGTGTTGATGTTCCTGTAATCTCTGCATTACCACTTGTTGAGTGTAATGTAATCTTGTCTTGATTAGAACCGTTTTGTAATTTAAAGGTCTTAGTGGATCCTCTGACAATTACATTGTCTTTGATTGTTGTAGCAGAATCAACAGTAAGTGTACCATCAATCTGTGTATTACCATCTACGTTAAGATCAGAATCAAAGTCTACGTTCTGTGTAACTTGTAGAGTATCATCAATAATTGTACGTCCAGCAACATCAAGTGTTCCTGCCATATCCAAGTTACCAGAGTTGGATAGTACAGTAAATTTATTTGAACCAACGTTGAATGTACCACCGATAGTTGTAGCACCAGTGGTGTCTATTGTGGAGACATCAAGAGTTGTTAGAGTTGTGTTTCCTGTGACACCTAATGTACCAGTGATAAGTGTGTTACCTGTTCCACCAGCGACTGAGAATTTAGTTGCAGCGTTTGCACCAACGTTAAATCCTGTACCGACGAATAGATCAGCACCAACAGTTGCACCACCAGTAACCATCAATGCAGCATTTGCAGATAGGTTTGCTGGGTTAGTAGAGTTAACTGCTTTTAAGAAGTTATTAGATGTGATAATACCAGTTGCATCTACGGTCTCATCAACTACTAATGTACCACCTATAACTGTATTACCATTGTCAGAGTCAACAGTGAACTGATCAGTTCCTGCTTGGTTCTCTATTGTAAAGAGTAAGTTGTCACCGTTGATGTTTACATTGCTTTGGAATGTAGCATTACCATCTACGTTTAACTGTTGATCTAAGTCAACATTGTTAGTAACGTTAAGAGTATTGGTAATGGTAGTAGCACCATTTACATCTAGGGTTCCTTGTATATCTGTGTTTCCGTTATCAGTATCAACTGTAAGTTTATTAATACCACCAGCAGTCTGGATTGCAACAAGTTTATTATCTGCCTTGACAGTTAAACCATCTGTAATTGTTGTTAGGTTGTCAACGTCAAGTGTGCCATTGATTGTGAGGTTATCATCAACAATAGTCTCACCAGTAGCAGAGTCAAGAGTTAAGTTACCAGTTGCTGTACTAATTTCTGATGTACCATCAACACCGATCTTGATGTTCTTAGCAGTTATCTGTTCTGATGTAATAGCAGCGTTGAAATCAGATGTTGCATTGACAGTCAATGAATCTGTATTAGCATCACCAAGAGTTGTATTTCCGTCTACCTGTAAACTTCCATCTACCTCAGCATTGTCTGTGATGTGTACCTTACCACCTTGTGAGTCGAGGATAAGGTTACCAGTTGTGGTACTAATTTCATTGTTAGCATCGACCCCGATCTTGATCGCGTCTGCGGTGATATCTGTGGAGGTGATTGCTTGATTAAACTGGACTGTTCCAGTAACTGAATGACTATCTCCTGATGCGTTACCGATAGTAGTATTACCATCGACAGTAAGAGTGCCATCAACCTTAGTATTACCGTCAACATTTAAGTCTCCATCCACGTCAGCGTGGTCTGTTATGTTTACTGTACCACCAGCAGAATCTAATATTAGATTACCAGAAGATGTGGATATTTCATTAGCAGCATCAGTACCAACTTTAAGGTTTCTGATGTTGAATCTTGCACTACCAGTTACTGCCTGATTGAATTGTACAGTACCAGTGACAGCATGTGAGTCACCCGCCTGATTACCAATCGTAGCGTCACCGTTGACAGTGAATGTACCATTAGCAAATGTGTTACCTGTTTGGGCATCAACTGTAAATGTAGAAGCAACAGCGAAGTCATCTGTTACATCAAGAGTTCCAGTGATGTCAACGTTGCCACCAAATGATCCATTGTCACCGACTGTAAGATCATCCCCAACATAAAGATCAAGACCGATACCAGCCCCACCGCCAACAATGAGAGTACCAGTTGCAGAGTTAGTTGCATTTGTTGTATTGAATAATTTTATGGACCCTGCGTCAATTCCTGACTTGGTACCACCGAACACTTCTGAGTTGTTTGTTGCGTCATGTAAGAATACATATCTTAATGCAGAATCATCCCACCCGAAGAATCCTAGTTTAGCAGATGAATTGAAATAACGGAACTCTACACCACGATCTTTTGCGTCGTCAGATGCAGGAGCAGTATCTCCACCCAATGTAATTATAGGGTCATCTAATGTAACCGTAGTGCTGTTAACGGTTGTAGTGACTCCATTAACTGTTAGGTTACCA